AAAAGGATATTCTCCTAATGAAAATGATCTTTGGGAAAACCTTCCTCGCGGGCCATTTGAACGTGATACGCAAGCATCTTCAGCAATGATTCGGGGTCATCAATATGCTCGGTCAGCATAGATGCAATCGCTCTTATATCCTTCTTCCAAACTTCTTTGTACATATCTCTTATTTCTTTTACGTTTTCCACGTCATCAAAGCTTTGATCTAACAGTGTTTTTAAGTCTTTCATAAAATTCTCCTTTGGGTGTATACACATTAAATATCATATAAAAAAGCAAATCAAGTTGTTTCTCACACGTTTTTCTTATATTATGTGTGCTTTAAAATTGAAGGGGAACACTAATGACACAGCATCACGCAGCGAAATATCCTTTTGAAATAGTCGAAGCAGTCAGATACGCTAAGAACGTAGAAAAACGTTCTGTTAAATGGATAGCGAGACATTATGACATCCCCATTGATACCATCAGAGATTGGTTGTACCGAGGTAGACGAGCTAACGATTGAGGCCGAAGAGCAGTTATTTTGCTGCCCGCGTTGTGAGAAACGGTTTTTAGCTTACGTAGAAGTAGTAAACGGTAATACCGACGAAATGCCGGTAGTTGAGCTAATACTGTGCACCCAATGTGAAGAGTCTTTCGATGCGGCTAACCTTTACCTCCTTTGGCTCGATTGGAACAATTCTGAGGATACGATTCATTAGTCTTATCTTTTAACTTTTTGTACTCCAGAATAAAAGCAATAAGCTCGTCTATATCGGTATCCTCAAGCTCCACTGTTATTTTCATTCTTTTCCTTAATCTCTTCTCTAAGCTTAATCATATCTGACCAAACTTTAGCTTTATCGACAGAATCCCGGGAAACTTCTCCCGAGTCCATTTCTCTCTTCAACTTTAAAAGGGCCTCTTTGAGACCCTCTTCAATTGAATTGCTCATCTTGTGAACTCCGGACGAGGCCGACCTTCGTCTATGCGTTTGTTTTCCATTTCTTCTAAAAGATAGGCTTTGTCTTTCTGGCTAAGGTTTTCCCCTACCCAGTAATCAAAGATAAGCCTAAGCTGCCCGCTAAGCGTGCGCCCTTCTACTTTAGAAACGATGTATAGCTGGTCATACACTTCACGAGGAAGTAAAACCGATTTCCATTTGTTAGTATCCAAAACCATTCTCCTAAACCTGTATGTATGAGATTATATAATACTACTCAGTAATTTCAACAAATTCTCCCCAATTAGGGCCCATTTCTATGTCGCATTTGCTTGGAACAACCAGTTCTACCGCGCTAGTCATGATCTTGGATAGCCCCTGGGCCTCTTCTTTGTCTTTAACGCTAAACGCCAGTTCGTCATGCACTTGCAACATAGGCGTCTTTCCTGCCCGGTAACAGTCCAACATTGCCTGCTTAGTCATATCCGCGGCACTGGCCTGTATGAGCCTGTTTAGCGCCTTGTACGTGAAGGCACGCTTGAGCCTAGTCGTTGGTCCGTAGGCCGCGGCTGCTTCTTCGTAAGGCATGGCCTTGTTCATTTCAAAGCTATCGGGCTCCCACAAGTCGAACCGACACTTACGCCCCTTGATGCTTCGTATAGAGCCCGGAGAGCGTGGATCTTCTAAGTGCCTCTGTATGCCCTGGGTCAGTCCTTTAACGAAAGGAACGCGGTTGTGGTACTTCTTAACGAGGGCCTTGGCCTCATCTAACGTAATGTCTAACTGCGCCGCCAATTTCTGAGCTCCCATGCCGTACATCATCGCCAGGTTAATGACCTTCGCTTGTTTACGCGGGATGTCCGCCATCTCAGCGACCATAGTATGAAAGTCCATGTCGGGGTTTTCGTTGTACGCTTTAACAAACTCCTCGACACCCGGGCATGTGTAAAGCTTACGGTAGTCACCAAACACCTTGGCATAATGAGTCAAGATGCGTGGTTCCTGCTGCGAGAAGTCTATTGCCGCCCACTGCTCACCTTCCTCCGGCAGAAACAGTTTGCGGATCAAAGGCCCGATAGTAGGGTCACGGCTCGGAATTTGTTGCATGTTCGGGTTGTTCATAGAAATGCGACCAGAGACTGTCCCGCCTTGATCAGAACGCACCTGATTGATGTGACTGTGTATCCTGCCGTCGCGCGCTACGTGCTTAATTAGCCCGTCAATGAAGCTGCCTTGGGTTTTATTTAAGTTACGCGCCCGGACTATCGCCTGTGCAAGCTCGTGAGGGTTGTCCGTTAAGAAAGTTTTTGTAAAGCTAGGCGCGCCTTTTTCTGTGCGGGGGTAGTCTACCCCTACTTTGTCGAACGCTTTGGCTATTGATGCTGCGGCCCAGATCTCTACATCGTGACCCGCGAGCCGTTTGATATTCTTTCTCACTTCCTTTTCTTGCTGCATCAAATGTTGCTTCGTGCGCTCGGCCTGGTCTACATCGAAACGTATACCTTTCTCTGTCATCTCGACCAAACAAGGCAGCAGGTCTGTCTCAAGGTTCCAGATGTCCCACAGATCTTCTTTGTTAAGAAGGTTCTTAAAGTGGTTCCACAATTCTAATGTAATCTCGGCATCGACCTCCGCGTAAGGACCAACATACATAGCTGGCAACTTCCACATCTCAGCCTTCGGATCGACGCCAAACTCAACAGCCGCAGCGGTAAGCGTCTGCTCAGACTTTGTCTTGCCCAGGTACTCGTAACACAGCGCGTTAAGGCTGTAGCTAAAACGGTTTTCGTCGAGCAGTGCCGCTGTTAGCATGGTGTCTATGACGCGTCCCTTTACTTCAAAACCCATAGCACGTATCCACCCAAGGTCGTACTGGGCGTTGTGCATGATCTTATCGCCTGGCGCTTCGAACACTTTCTTCAGCCACTTGTTAAGCTGACGGGCGTCCATATTGCCGCCGCCAAGATGGTTAACAGGGAAGTAACCTTTCCAACCGGGGATAGCTATAGCGTAACCAACCACCTCACCATTCTTAGTCGGCCACCCTGGGCCAATTGTTTTAAGGTCCGGGTCGCGTGTTTCGACGTCTATGGCTATTTCTTTTGCATCAAAGATATCTTCAGGAAAGGGATGCTCCGGAGGCAACCAATCAGACTTCGGGGGAAACATAGCCATCTGTAATTTATTATTTGCCACCGTCTTCTCTCCAAGTTGTCTCGCGCAATACTGCTTCTGAAAAAGCCTTACACTCCGGACAATACCAACCAAGACGTTCGTTCGGCAGCAGAGTCAACCACGGCAGTCGCTTTCTTAAAACCGCAGGATAAGCAGGCGTTGTAATACATAGGATCAAAATCTTCTTTGCTCATAAGACGTAAGCTCTAGAGAAATCTTCGGGTTCCATAATAAAAAGGTTTTCCATGGTGCGTGTAACGCCTACGTAAAATACGCGGTGCAAATCATCGCCCGGTGTGTCCATGGCTGCGCGAGTTAAATCAGTAATGAGAACAACGTTTTGTGCTTCACCACCTTTTGTTCCGTGGATCGTGGACAGTTTAATGCGAGGCACGGCGTTAAACTTCTCGCCCCTACGCAATAAAGCGGTGATATAAAGTGTGTCGTTAAGGGGTATCTTATCCATCGCGTCAAACCAAGGCATGTCTTCTGTAGCTAACAGGCCGTGGTTTTCTACAAGCATTTCAAAAGAAAGCAGGTCATCGTCCTTACCCACTATTCTTTTCTTGCCGCGCTTGATTCTTGCACCGTTGCTAGACATGTATTTATAAATTATCCGAGCGGACGCTACGTGAATTAAACCGCCCTTACGCACGCGCTCCCAACTGTTTACCGCAGTGGATAAACTATTAGAAATGCTGCGTGCGCCGTTACGCTCGAACAAATAACCCATAGACTTGAGTTCTGACGCAAGGTCCGTGAGCATGTAGTTGGCCTGAGCCATCACGAGCCACGAGCCCTCCGACATATCTATAGCTCTTATGTCTGAGATTCGTTGGACTGTTCCTTGTTCTTCTCGGGGATTGTACTTTTTGGGGAAACGGTGATGGATACGGTTGACGATGGTTTCAGCGAGACGGTGGACTGCCCCAGGGACCCGGTAGCTTTGACTGAGAACTTCGCTTCCTCCGGGGAGGTTAATGAAGTGATCGACGTCTGCCCCAGCCCAGCGGTAGATGGCTTGATCGTCGTCACCTGCACAGTACATTCTTTCGGATTTTTTATCGATGGCATGAGCTATGTCCCATTGTAGTGGTGAAAGGTCTTGTGATTCATCTAAGAAAGCCAGCTTAAATGGCGGGCAGATACGATCGTAGTTTTCTACAAACAGCTTAAGCATGTCCGTATAGTCTACCAAACGGTTAGACGATTTGTATGTTGAGTAGCATTCGGACACGTACAACACTTCATCCCAACTGTTGGGTACGTTGCTTGCATTGTACTCTGTTCGAAGGTCTGTCTTTTTTAATCGAGCTAAGTTAATGATCGACAGAATAGGATGTTCCGTGATCCCTGACTTACCGTCCTCTACATCTACATTTTTTATCGTGTTTAACTGAAACCCAATGCGTTCGCTTAGCTCTTGGAACTGTGGCCCACGCATTAAGTCTTTTTCTTTTAGGTTAAGCATCTTGTACGTCAGACTATGTAGCGTCCTGAAGTAAAACAGGTCTGTGTCCGGGTCCAAGTCGAATCGTTTAGCAGCTCTTTCTTTTGCTTCGGCAGCGGCCTTGCGAGTAAAAGCAAGAAACGCAATATCCTGGGGATTGACCCCATTCGAAAGCGCCTGGTCTACCATGTTCAATAGTTTAGTAGTCTTGCCTGTACCGGGTGGTCCGAAGATACGAAACATTAGAACGGAGCCTCTTCTTGTCTAGTCTCTAAGTTAGGCGTCTTAATTGCTGACGAGTAACCCTGGAATGCCGGGATAGTCCACACGCGGGTAGCCTTGCCACTAATCTTAATAGAAACAGAGTTACCATCTATGTCACGCAGACGTTGAGCAATCTTGTGAGACTTAAAGTCAAAGAAACGATTCTTGTGTAAGTACGCAGTAAAATCTTTTAAGCGGAAGTACGTGCGGTTCTCTTCTTCGTCAGTGTAAGGACGGCGCAATAGCATCTCTTCTTTAGTCTCAGCTTTCTGCATGTCGTTACAGAATTCTTCTAGCAAGTCATAGAACTGACCCGAGATACTAGCGTCTTGCGACACTTCTACAATGGAACCATCGGTATCGGACATCTCGGTCAATAACTGATTGATTCGAGATTCCCAGGACGCCTTTGGTGCGGACTTCGGCATAAAGTTTAACTGCTCCACGCAAGCACGCTGAAACGCAATCTGATTCATCAAGGCATCCGTGTCTAGCTCTAGCGGCTGACCGTTTACATCCATAAACCAAACCGGTGGCGTTGAGTTGTACTTGCGTAGATTTGCGATGGTCGCACCCGACACTGCGGCTTCAATACCAAACTTCCGTGTTTTACACACGTCGGCATTGCAGTAATCACAGATCGGGGCGTCTCGGCACTTGTAAGCGTAGTCTTTTTTGCCTAGCTGCTTCGCTACAAGGTTGACCTCATTAAGAGGCAACGGAGGGTCCAGATACTTAGCGTTATGGATTAAGATTTCTGATTCCCAACTGTCTGGGTATGCCTTGCGTAGATAAACGCCAATGTTAAACAGGCCATTATTCCTGCCGCCTTCGCTTATCCTCTGCGTACACAAAGTCTGAAGGCACGGCGGACCGTCCTTCACAATAATATTAGAGTCAGATTGATCTTCAATAGTAATTGCCGAGACTTGCTCGGGTGTCTGTACATATTGATTGTATAGTTCAAAAAATTCTTCAAGCGTTGCAGATTGACCGTCATCCTTTATGGCGTAACGCAAGCCATCTTCAGCATCGTAGTAAGGCATGTTCAAGAAGTTGCCCACGTCACCACGTTCTAAAGATAGTTTTATCTGCTTTGGAAAAATCTCACATCCGCCGTAGCCCAGGGCCGCAGCAATATGCTTAAGAGTCTCCTGCATTTCTTTGGCAGAAATCCATTCGCTTGTGAACAGAAAACAATGCGCACCGCCAGACTTACTGCGACACACAACCATCGGCAGCTTCATCCTACGGATCTTTTCTATTAACTCTTTATGGTCTAGCGGGTATTGGTCAACATCGATACAGCCCCACTTGCAGCTATTATCTTCGTTGATCGGAATGATTCCTATAGCATCGCCCTTACCAGAGAGGTGGCCTTCCCACGTCTCCGGCGTTCTAGGGTTTTTAACTACACCAGCCTTGCCTTGCTGCTTGCCGTTTGGAGCAGCCCGGTCAATACGATACGTGCCGTAAGCCAGCTTTAGGCCGTCAAATATCCCCGCAAATGTTTTTGCGTGTTCCATATTATTGTCTCGGGGAAAGGGGCGCTATGCGCCCCACGGTTACCAAGGAATGTCGCTGCTATTGTTTGTCTCTTCGCTATCGTGCTTGACGTTAACTTCGCCCTTAACAATAGACTGAGCAAACGCTTTAGCCGTCTTATAAACGTTAGCGTCTTCAATGGGTCCGTCTAACGAGACCTCCCAGCCATGCCATGATCCTTTTGAGTTTTCCTCAGAGACTGTCTTTAGATGGTAAACGTGCGAGAAGCGTGGTGGAGTAAACGAGCCCTTCGCACCAGTCATAACACGAGACTGAATCATTGAGTTCCATTTACGAGACTTCTTCATCTGCGTGCTCTTCATAGTAATCAAAGCAGTTTGCATGGTTTTGTCTTCGTTAAGGATCACAACAAAGTGTTGATGTGTCTCTTCTAGGTAAGAGCCGTTACCGCCTACTACGTATTCGCGGTTGTCATCTGAGCTGCGTTCTGTTTTAGGACGTTGCTCGTCAGGCGTAAAGATATTAACAGGGGCACCTGAGCCTGTTCCGCGTGGAGCCCATTCAATGTAACGACGCTGATAGACACAAGGAATCACACGGCAGCCTTCTTTACCTTTATAGATATCACCGGTCACGGTGTTGTATATGTCACCGGCTTTCGCGTTCTCAAGATCGTCAAGCGTTGGGTCCTGACGGCTAAGTACTTTAAGGAACGGCAGGGCAAGATCTTCTTGTCCCATGTTCTCCAAGACCAACACCCTGGTCCGCTTCGAATATGCTTGCGTCCAATGCGACAACTTCTGAGTTTTTCTTTTCTGCTACCGCTTTAGTCATGATTATTTACCTTTTTTAATGTTTTCACGTTGGCCAACGAAGGCCCCGAATAAGTCCATAGGAAACTCGTCACCGGTTTCTACACGCTCTCTTACAAAAGCTTTAAGTGTAGAGGGGTGAACTTCCTCCTTTTGATCTGCATGAACGCCTTGTTCCGCAGCTACCTTTAAGAACTGCTCAGCCTGGGAATCTTCGCCGCGGCCGAACACGCATGACACGGTGTTCTTAATGATGTCGTCAAACCCATTGTCACGCAGCCAGCCGAAAGCCTGAGATCGATTATCAATCTTTATATGTGCGCCATAAGTGGGTTTGAGTTCGACCTTGCTTCCATCTTCTAATTCGAACTTTGTCAGTCCGATTTCATGGAGCAGGGCAGGGAGGTCTTCGTCGGTAAGCTTAAGAAGTTTTTTCTTTTCTTCTTTAAGCCGGTCGTCCAACTGTACAACCAATGCTTCTTGCGCAGTTACGGCACGAGCCATTTCTGCGACAGTTTGCAAGCCTTCAGTATTTACAGAGTCTAACGCGGAAACATCGGCTTGATCTGATTCCATCTCTTCGAACAGGTTTGTCATAGGTCTTCTCCTCGTGGTTAAAGTGCGTTTTAAGCACTTGAGGAACACACTATAATCATATAATATTATATATGCAAGGAGATAATATGAAAAACTACAAATTTAAAACTAAACCCTATGACCATCAGAAAGAAATCTGGGAAAAGTCCTGGTTTGAGCCGTACTACGCGTTGTTTGCGGAGATGGGCACCGGCAAAAGTAAGATCGCCATCGACACAATTGGCGCTTTATACCTGACCGGGCAGATAGATACGGCGCTAGTTCTGGCTCCCAAAGGTGTCTTTGACAACTGGGTTAAAGGCGAATTCCCTACTCATTTGCCAGAGAGAATAGAATACAAGATTGTGCGCTGGCAGCCAAACTGGACTAAGAAGTATACAGCAGAAATAAAAGAAGTTGCGATACGTGGTGACTCTAAAGCGCTAAATATATTAGTAATGAACATCGAAGCACTTAGCACAGCTAAAGGCGCGGCTAGTGCCAAACGTTTTTTAGAACGTAACCCGGACAATATAACACTAATAGACGAGTCCACTACTATAAAGAATCGTCAAGCTCAGCGTACTAAGACCGTCCTAGATTTGACGCGAGTGTCAAAATTCCGTCGTATCTTGACCGGAAGTCCCATCACTAAATCCCCTATGGATTTGTACGCCCAGTGCGCTTTCCTTTCCACGGAAGCCCTGGGATTCAAAAGTTTTTATTCTTTCCAGGGCCGCTACGCTGTAATCCAGCGCAGAAACATGGGCCACCGTAGCTTTCAGCACATCGTAGGCTACCGAAAGTTGGAAGAATTAAGTGAAAAGTTAGACAAATTCTCAGTCCGCGTGCTCAAAAGCGAATGCTTAGACTTACCCGACAAGGTTTACACCAAACGTGACGTACCTTTGACACCGGAACAAACGAAAGTTTACAACGAGATGAAAGAGCTGGCTTTGGCTCAGTTAGAAGACGGGCAGTTATCCACAACCGCCAGCGTTTTGACTCAGATAATGCGCTTGCAGCAGATTACATGCGGCTTTTTACAGCCTGACGACGGTCCTATCCAGGCGTTAAAGAACAACCGCATGCCTGAATTGATGAATGTAATCGAAGAAGCGCAAGGAAAAGTTATTATATGGGCTACCTGGACGCATGACATCATAGAGATATCCACAGCTTTATCCACAGCCTATGGCGAAGACTCGGTGGCCGCGTACTACGGAGAAACACCACAAGATGAGCGTCAGAAAATAGTTAATCGCTTCCAAGACCCAGACTCACCCCTCAGATTTTTCGTAGGGCAACCCCGAACAGGCGGATACGGAATTACTTTGACCGCTGCGCACACAATGGTTTACTACTCAAACAGCTACGATTTAGAAATCAGACTGCAATCAGAGGACCGAGCACACCGCATTGGTCAAACAAAGTCCGTTACGTACGTAGATTTGATTTCACCTGGGACGGTAGACGAGACAATCCTCACGGCACTGCGAAACAAAATCAACATTGCTTCGGCAGTACTCGGTGAGGACGTTAAGGACTGGTTACGATAACGAACCTATGCCTTGCCTAATCAGACCACTGGCCGTGTCATTAGGGAACATAGCCGCGTAGCGTGCTCTTTGGTCCGGGCTTGCTGGTGCCTGGGCCGCGGGCGCTGGGGCTTGTGCCACGGGAGGTGGCATAGGTCTAGGCGCTGCGGCTTGTGGCGGAGAAGTCACAGGCTCAGGCGGAGGTACGATGCTAGGCTGAACACGACGTGGATTCGGCCTTTGCGGTACGATGGGCACGGCCCCTGCTTCTTCGCGCTCAGCTTGTCTTTGCTCCGATGGTTTTTTACCGTACACTTCTTCCGCAAACATTCTGTAAGAAACTTCCGGATTTATTATTCCCCCTCCTAATAAGAACGTGTACATACGTCTTAATTTAGGTCCGGACAAATCCGCAACAGTGTCACCCTTCATAGCTAAAGTAAGTACTTCTTCTAAAAGTTCGGTGTCTTTTAGCATTTCGGTCATCATTTGATTAGCTAACATTCCGGGTTGTTCTGAAAGCAACATCCTAGAAAGTCTACTTCCGGTTCCAGCCGCAGATAAACCACCTTGAGTAACATTTCCAGGAAGTATCTTAGTTATTAAAGAATACACCGAAGAACCTATTCCGGCACCTACTATTGAAAAAGCGCCTTGTTCTAATGTAGCTCTTATAGCGTTAGCCGGGTCTTGGTTTACAATTTCTTCGGCAGAAAGATTGGGGTCTAAACCGGAAGCCTGACGCCTAGCGGCAATTAGTTCATTTAACTCAGGAAGTCTGGCAGCGTTATTAGTTAATTGAATTTGATTCATTACATCAATTAATCTATTAATTTTAGCTACGTGTGAATTGCCTTCTTCTAAAAGGCCGGTTTTAGCTAAAATTTGAATTACCGAGTCAGCCCCTTTATTAGGAAGCATAGGGTCGTTTAAATATTGTTTAAATTTTTCAAGATCAAAGGGGATTGTACCTGTATCTTTGTCTATAGGGCTGTTACCACCCGCATAAGTATACGCTTGTTGAAATACAGTATCCAAAAACCCTTGAACTACTTCTTCATCTCCAGAATCCATGGCAATTTTAGCCGCTTCTGTAAAATCTTTTATAGGATTTCCAACAACATTACTTCTACTTGTTCCTGGATCACCTATCATTCTTTTAAGAGCCGCTTGAGGCTGTTCATATATGCCAGAAAAATAATTAGAAAACGCATCTCGTTCTGTTAAACCTTTGTTAAACAAACTTTCTTCCAGAGTGGCGTTTTCTAATAATGCATTAAACCTATTAACATCTTTCAAATCTCCCCGAAGTGAAGGGAAATAATTGCTTAATACTCGGTCTATTTGCGGGTCAGCTATAAAATTCTGGAAAGCCTGGGTAGGCACCATATTTGTTTTTGGTATTATAAGATCTGGATTTTCAGGATCTTCAATCATTATAATTCTACCATCCGCGTCTTTAACTGGAGTCCTATTAAAATATTTAGGATTTTCTAGTAAGCCACGTAAAACTTTATCTTGTGCGCTTCGAATGGTGGGTACAATTGTAGGTGTTTCTACGTCGCTAATGGCCTCATTAACAGGTAGTCCCGACTCCAGTAATCCTTCCAAACCACCGTCGTCAATTATCCCGTCTTCTCCGCTAAACTCACCCCTTGCCGCACCCATTTCATTTGCATTGGATAAAACTCCTGCGTTCCTTTGGTCATAATCTAATATAAACGTAGCGGCACCGTCCATTTCTTGCATACGCAGAAGGGTTGAATCCCCCATATTAGAAAAAAGCATTTGCCCGGACAATTCTTTTGGTATTTGAGACCGCATGTCTTGTAGAAAAGCGTTAGAAAAAACATTATTAGCTTCGTCTCTAAACGCTAAATAATTATCAAAAAACTGTGAA